GTGGTAAGGTTGGCATCCAAATCACTGGTGGCGTAAGCCTGACCGGTGAGAATGCTGAAGAGAGTTTCTATGCTCTTAACAACGGTTACTCTTCACCTACTAGCTCAAGCGGGGCCATCACAGTCGAGATTATTGCTTCCGGTACTGTTGGCGGCACATGGTTTGGTACGAGAGCCGCGGATGGAGATTCCCTAGTACGATACGATCCAGATATATCAGGATCATTCGCTGCTGTTGGCACTATCGATTATAGTGATCTAACTAACGGCCAGTTCAATGTCAGGGATTTTGTGACCGTAACACTCTGTGATGGAAGTGCCATCCCAGCAGATAGTCCCCTGTCCATGTCGGCACAGCAAGTGCGGCGCCTAACGCGATTGGATCCAACGGATGCAACGAAAGTTCTTCTGGTTGTAACCCAAACCGGTTCCATCGGTGACGCCACAGCGTCGTTGGCAGCCGCCGATAACGCCAGCTTTGTTATCGATGATAACTTCGTTCCTGGTGGAGCAGGTGGTCTTGGTAATATCGTGGGTGATGTTTTGTGGGGATTGGAAGAAAATGCCGCTATTCCCGAAATTGACATCAAAGTTGATTCAATTCCTGTCACTGCGAAGACTAAGAAGCTCAAGGCAAAGTGGACGCCAGAACTGGCTCAAGATCTTAATGCATACCACAATATGGATGCAGAGGTCGAGTTAACTTCTATCCTCTCTGAGCATATTGCTCTAGAGCTTGATCAGGAGATTCTGGAAGATCTTGTCAAGGGTGCAACTGCACAGACGCTCTACTGGTCACGTCGACCAGGAAAGTTCCTAAATCGCACAACTGGCGTTGCACTCGCAACCAGCCTTGCAGATTTCACAGGAAATGTTTCAGAGTGGTACGAGACTCTCGCAGAAACTATCAACGATGTTTCCGCTCAGATTCACCGTAAGACGCTTCGAGGCGGCGCAAACTTTGTTGTTTGCTCACCTGAAGTTGCTAACTTGCTTGAATTTACCGCAGGTTTCCGTGGTTCAGTCACTCATGACGACGACCGTGGTACTATCGGTACAATGAAGGTTGGTTCACTGAGTAAGAAGTTCGATGTATATGTCGATGCATACTTCCCACGTAATGTGATTTTGGTTGGTCGTAAGGGTTCATCATTCCTCGAAAGTGGATATGTATACGCACCTTATGTGCCGCTCCAAATGACTCCCACCATTTTTGGTGTCGAGGACTTCGTACCTCGCAAGGGCGTCATGACTCGTTACGCTAAGAAGATGGTTCGTCCTGATATGTATGGCCTAGTCATCGTTGAAGATCTTCTCGGATAATCAAAGTATAACAGTCTATATAATAAGCCCCGGCATTAGCTGGGGCTTTTTTATTTGCTTATTGTAGTATCTCTTACTATTTATTTTGAGGAGGTGTATTTGAATGTCTTTGCCCACCCTTACACCAACAAGTCAAACTAGCAAGGTAATTTTACCTGCCACTGGCAGCGCCGCAGATGTAGCAGCGACGTTACCTTTCAATTTGTATAGCACATCAGATGCATTTTTAAGTGGGGCCGCCGAACAAGTTGCCTATACTTACAAAACATTGGGAGGTGATGTATTAGATTTAGAGATAACCGCAGGAAATGTTTATGCTAGTTATCAAGCCTCGGTTATGGAATACTCTTATCTTTTAAACATACATCAATCTAAAAATGCTCTTTCTGATCTTCTTGGATCCACAACAGGCACATTTGATCACGAAGGCCAGTTAACAGGAAGTGATGCTGAATTCTTAAGTACAGCAAACCTTAAGTATCCTCGCTTTAATTTTTCTTATGCCAAAAAAGTCGGGGATGGCACTTCTCACGAAGCTGCGATTGGAGGAACAACTCCAATTTATTCTGCTTCTTTTAATTTAATAGGAGGTATTCAAGATTATGACTTGCAAGAGATAATTTCTGCTTCCGCAACAAATATAAGTTCTTAATTTTATAACAAGGTGGGGAACAAAAGAGTGATTATTCGCAAAGTTTTTTATAAAACACCTCAATCAATGTGGCGTTTCTTCGGCTATTACGGAGGATTGAATGTCGTTGGCAACCTACTTTATTATGGTCAATATACCGACGACAGTACATTTGAGATTATTCCAGTTTGGCAGAATAAAGCACAAGCACAAGCATACGAGGATCATATGTGGACAAGGCTTTCACATTATTCGTATGAATTAAGAGATAATCAATTAAGAATTTTCCCAACGCCACAAATTATAAGTGATCAGTTTAATAAGATGTGGGTCGACTTTTCTGTTGAGGTAAACCCTCTTGAAGAAAATGACAGGTATGATGACGGACTCATGGGAGTCAACAACATGAATACTCTTCCATTTGAGAACCTGCCATATGAAAAGATTAATGCCATTGGAAAACAGTGGATACGCCGTTATGCTCTCGCGCTTGCAAAAGAGACTTTAGGACAAGTGAGATCAAAATTGGGCGCTATACCGATTCCAGGAGAGTCGGTTACACTCAATGGTCCTGCTCTTCTTACGGAATCACAAGCTGAAAAAGATGCTTTGAGAGATGAATTAAAGACAATTCTAGATGAAATGACTTATGCGGCCCTATCAGCAAAAGACGCAGAGATTGCTGCCTCAATCGAAACAGTACTCACAACGATTCCGATGCCCATTTTCCAAGGATAAATAAATGTCAAGCTACGATGAACTATATAAGGGTTACGCGCCTTACTTTAAAGAAGAAAAAAAGATTGATGAGTATACCAAGGAAATTTCTTTGATGCCGGCATCTATTGAAACTATTGATATGGCGCTGTATAAATGGCTTGATGAAAAGATGAACGTCTTCGTAACTACAAACACGGGCTGGAGAAAAGCGCCCACGATTTGGGTTCTACCAGAAAGAGCCTATCAAATTAAAGACAAAAAAGAACTGAGAGACAAAAGCGGTGTCTTTGAATTTCCAGTTATAACTTTAGAAAGGACAGGGCTTCAGAAGGATCCTACCATGAAAGGCGTTGCCTGGGCGAATATTCCAAATGTGAATGATGCAAAAGGTGGAGCAATTACAGTCGCCAGAACTATACAACAAAATAAAACAGCCACATTTGCGAATAGAGATTCAAATAATAGAACCAGAGGTCAAGTTAATTCAAGGTTTGATAATAAGAAAGTTGTTTATCAGACGATGACAATGCCAATGCCAACATACATTGTCGCCAATTATGAGTTGGGATTAAAGTCGGAATATCAACAACAGATGAATGAGATGTTGTCACCTTTCATCACGACAACTGGACAAATTAATAACTTCTTCATAGGATGGGATGGCCATAAGTTTGAAGGATTTCTAGAAGGTGATTATACTCTTAGCAATAACGTGGCAAATCTCGGAGATGAAGAAAGAAAATATGAAACAACCATTCCCATTAAAGTACTAGGATATCTCCTGGGTTCAGGGGATAATGATAAGTACCCTAAAATAACAATTAGAGAAAATGCAGTAGAATTTAAGATGCCTAGAGAAAAAGTAATTTTCGGAGATGTGAGACCATGGGAGAATAAAAAGTAATGGCAGACAACAAGTGGACAAAACCTGATGCACCACCTCCTCCCTTGTTTCTCGGAGAGAATGAGAGAAATCTCGTCAAACAAGTCAACGACGAAGTAATAGAAAGGGTTATTGGCCAAGCAGTCTTATATCTCCCCTTGTCAGTTAAATATTCGAATTATCATCCCCTTTATGGAGAAGCGATAGAAAAAACATTTCTCCCCCCAGTTAGGGTTTATGCTCTTGTACTATTTGAGGGTCGTGGGACTACCACAGAAAACTATGGACTAGACAAAGATTATTCCATCACAGTTAACTTTCATGAAAGAAGATTGTACGAAGATCAAAACTTATACATTCAAGAAGGTGACTATGTTATGTATGGAGAATCCTTCTTTGAGATTGTCAAGCTCGTAGAATCAAAAGAATTGTTTGGTCAAGCAGATGCCAGGTTCACACTAACGGCAACATGTATTAGAACCAGAAAAGGACTTATTGATCTAAAGGTACTACCTTCAACCGTTCATCAAGCTTTACTAGACAATGCAGCAAAGGCTTAAGGTGAGCGAATCTCCCAAAAAACAATTATACTCTGGTATGGGGGCGAAAATTGTTTATGCGGCCGGCCACGGGGTTGGAGCTAAAGGACGTACTCAGCCCGGGACTCTTAGTGAAGAAATCACAACGGGGGAAAATATTAACATTAATGGGGATTTTGCGAGCTTGTTCGAAAACCGCACCCCCGTACTCACACCGGACACCATTGTTATATCACATAACGGCAACACGCGCTCAGTAGGAACGGGTAAGAACAATAACGAGGACTTCTATATTGATGATGATTGTAGTATTATTGCCAACATCAACATCTCATCGGGCGATGTATTAACAATCATTGTACTAGAGGCACTCCTCCCCAATACTGAAACTAAAGGTTAAAACTTGATGATGATGTGCATCTAGTGTCTTTTGGTATCTTTTGATGTTTCAGTTCTACTTATATCAGAGGAAGCAACCTTAATGAGCATCTTTCGTAAACACAAAACAGTAGCAGATCGATCAGCAGCCGACCGTGCGAGACACAAAAAGAAAATAGAGAAAGCGATTAAAGATGGCATAAAAGATGTGGTCGCTGAAGAATCTATCATTGGTCAAAATGGAAAGAAAAAGATAAAGATTCCAGTGAAGGGCTTGAAAGAATTTAGGTTTATATATGGAGATAACGAACATAATAAACAAGCCGGATCAGCGGGAGATAAAGAGATCAAGAAAGGTCAAGGATTATCACACCGAAGAAAAAAACCTTTGAAGGGGGAGAAACGAGATGCATCACAAGGAGTAGGCGAAGAATACTATGAAGTTGAAGTTACGTTAGAAGAGTTGGCAGATTATCTTTTTGCTGATTTAGAATTACCTGAGCTGGAAAGAAAGAAATTTAAGTTTGTTACAGGCGAGAAATGGAAAAGAAAAGGTTATCGTTCTAAAGGTATTCGCCCTCGGCTTTCCAAGAAAGAAACCTTGAAGCGAAGGGTAAGAAGGAAAAAAGCAGCAGAACGAGCGGAAACCTATGATCCAGAATCCGGAGAGAGATTCCCTTTTCACGAAAGTGATCTAAAATATAAACATATGAAAGTAACAAAAGAAGAATCAAATGCAGCCGTGATTTTCTTTTTAATGGATGTTTCAGGATCAATGACTAAAGAAAAGAAATATCTTGCTCGTTCTTATTGTTTTCTTCTCTATCAATTCCTCAGACACAAATACGAGAACATAGAGGTTGTCTTCATCTCTCATACAACACAGGCAAAAGAAACTAATGAAGATGATTTCTTTAAAGTAGGAAGTACGGGAGGGACAATGGTTTCTACAGCTTTTGAATTAGCGGAGACGATTGTTGAAAAGAGATTTCACCCCACCAATTGGAATGTTTACATTTTCTATTCTGGAGATGGAGAAAACTGGCCAGAGAACAATAAAAAAGCCATTGCTTCTATTGAAAAACTTAAGAGTATAGCTCGCATGACAGTTTATGCAGAAATTGATCCCTCTTGGACTGCACCCGAGAGATTGAATGTGAGATCCCACCTAGCACAGCTTGTAGGAGAGACTCCCTTCAGGGCTCTCTGGGGGATTCTCGACAGGTTGGTTGGAAGACATTTTAAGAAAGTAAGAATAACGACTGCAAAAGATATTTGGCCAGCATTTAATAGAATATTCGGAGGTAAAAAATGAGTTATACAGTAAGAGATTTAGATTACTGGGATAAGAAAATTAGTGAGGTTGCAAAAGAAAAATACAATCTTGACTGGTACCCTATCGAGTATGAGATAATCGATTACCGAGAAATGCTTGGAGCTATGGCATATGTTGGCCTTCCCACCCATTACAGGCATTGGTCGTATGGCAAAGCGTATGAAAGAACTCAGACTTCATATAATCTCGGACAAGCTGGGCTACCATACGAGATGGTTATAAATTCGGATCCGTCAATCGCTTATTTAATGATGGAAAACCCACTAACCACACATATTCTTACAATGGCCCACGTTACTGGTCATGTACATTTCTTTAAAAACAATAGAATGTTCCAGCACACTGGGGCAGATAATGTTATTTCTAAATTCAAGGCAGCCTCTAAGAGAGTACAATCATATATTGAAAATCCCAATATTGGGATTGATAAAGTAGAAAATATACTAGATGCAGCACATTCTCTCAGATATCAGCAACCGCGAACACCGGGAATTACATATCTTACGCCTAAAGAGTTGAAAAGTAAATATATAGAACTAATTAATGATGATAAGACTGGGGAATATGATGATTTTGATATTAACCAAGTACCTCTTGAACCAGACTACAATGTTTTGGCTTTTATACGACAAAACGCTCCGCAACTGGAGGAGTGGGAAAGAGATTTGCTAAATATTGTTGAAGATGAGGCAAAATACATTATGCCCCAAGCAAGAACCAAAATTATGAATGAGGGATTTGCTTGTTACATACATTACAATATCCTCAAGGACCTAAAATTGCCTGATGAAATGCATTTGGCATTTATCAAACTACACAATCAAGTTGTGAGACCTCATACTGGCAGAATCAACCCCTATCATTTAGGATTTGAGATGATGACAAGAATTGCAAAAGAACATGGCCACGAAGCAGTTGTAGAAGCCGCTAACGCTCATGATGATGAAAGTTTTATAAGAAAATATTTAGATTTTAAAATGTGTAACAAGCTTAATCTCTTTTCTTATTCTTTTGCTAGAAAAGCGGAGAAGTACGTCGTTCAGGATATTTCTGATGATGAAGGGTGGAAAGAGGTGAGGAACACACTAATTAGTACTGTAGGATTGAACTCAGTTCCAGTTGTTTACGTTAAAAAAGTTGACACTTGGACGGGAACGATTCACCTTTACCATGAACATGATGGGAGGGATCTTGATATAGAGTATGCTAATCAGGTTTATAGATATATAGAAGATTTATGGAGAGGAAGAGTAATGTTAAATTCGGTGGTGGAAGGAGAACTTTGGGAGTTTTAAGATGAGTAAAAAAACAAGCAAATTTTTAAAATTGGTCGAGGAGCACCAAGAAAGTACAAAAGAACAAAAGTTTCAAGGGACTTTGGCTGACTATATTGTGTTAGTTGAAGAGGATAAATCTCTTACAAAGCTGGCCCACAAAAGACTTTTTGATTCCATCGTAAAACATGGGATCGAAAGAATGACCGACTCTGATGCTAGGTGCAACAAATTATTCGGAGGAGAAAGAGTAAGAACTTATAACTATTTTCAGTCTCATTTCTTTGGAATGGAAAGATCTCTAGCAAAGATTATGAGATATCTCAGTTCGGCCTCTATGAAGGGTGAAGAGTCTCGCCAAGTGCTTTTATTACTCGGCCCAGTCGGTGCTGGTAAATCTGCTCTGATGGAGAGGATAAAGGAAGCTCTCGAACAAGAGAGCATGTACCATATCGATGGTTGTCCGATACACGAAGACCCACTTCATGCTCTTCCCCGCACTTTGCGCGATGAATTTGCAAGTATATACGGAGTTAAGATCGAGGGCGATCTCTGCCCTATCTGCCGGCACACGCTTCTTGAAGAATATAATGGCGATTACATGAAAATTCCAGTTAAAGAATCAACTTTCTCTGTCCGAGCCAGAAGGGGTGTTGGAGTTGTACCCCCCATGGATGCCAATACTCAGGATACAAGCCTTCTAATAGGGTCAGAAGACATCTCTAAGTTAGACCTGTATCCAGAGGACGACCCACGCTGCCTGTCCCTTAATGGGGCATTTAACGTAGGTAATCGAGGAATCGTAGAATTTGTGGAGGTTTTCAAGAACGAAATTGAGTTCCTTCACACGATGATTACAGCAACTCAGGAGAAATCAGTACCCTCACCGGGAAAGGGAGCCATGATTTACTTTGATGGAGTCATTCTTTCTCATTGTAATGAGGCAGAATGGAACAAATTTAAGTCCGAGCACACGAATGAGGCGATCCTCGATAGAATCGTCAGAGTTAACGTTCCATATTGTATGGAGACCGATGAAGAACAAAAGATTTATAGTAAGCTACTTGATAGTTCAGACTTTGATGTTCATATCGCACCTCACACACTTGAACTCGCAGCTATGTTTGCTGTGTTATCGCGCTTAAAGCCATCTAACAAAGTTGACGCCATGACAAAGATGAAGATTTACAATGGTGAAGATGTAATTGAAAAAGGAGTCATTCGCAAGATTGATATTCAAGATCTCCGAGATGAATCTAGGGATGAAGGTATGACTGGTATTTCTACACGCTTCATCATGAAGGCGATTGACTCGGCACTATCTGATTCAGACAAAAATATGGTAACTCCCATTTCTATTCGAGATGCTTTAATTAAACAAGTTAAAGATCAGGTTGTTTCAGACGAGGAAAGAGAGAGATTGTTAAATTTCCTTCAAAAAGACCTGCATGATGAGTATTTAAAGATTTTAGAAAAAGAAATTACCAAGGCATTTGTTTCTGCTTACGAAGAACAGGCAGAATCGCTCTTTAATAATTATCTTGACCATGCGGAAGCATTTGTAAATGCTACAAAGGTTAAAGATAAAGTTACCAATGAAGAAATGAGATCAGATGAACTGTTTTTGGCCTCAATTGAAGAACAGATTGGAATTATAGGATCAGCTAAGGCTAACTTCCGTGCTGATATTACTGCCTATATGTTTTCTAAACTTCGTCGAAAGGAAAAGATTGATTGGAGGTCTTATACACCTTTGGAAGAAGCAATAGAAAACAAGCTTATGGATTCTGTAAGAGATTTATCCAGGATCGTTACTAAGTCTAAATCAAGAGATAAAAAACAGCAAGAAAAGCATAGCGAGATGGTGGAAACATTAATTAATGAGTATGGATATAATGAAACCTCCGCAGAAGAAGTAATCAAGTTTGCATCCAATAATTTGTGGCGAGACTCTTAAAGGCGGAAACCACAAATGAAATTTATAGAAAATATGAAAGAATTCTTTACGAAGAAGCCAGAAGGAAAGCCAACTGTGCTCCCAGAAGAGTTAATTATCCTCGGGAATAATGATTATGAGCTAGTTTTACCAGGACACGCAAGTAAAGATGGAAAATTCGTTAAAATTAAACGTTAAGATGAGAAATAACAAACCAATTTGTAGTGACTTCCCAAAAAATAACATAAAAAAAGCCTTTGACTTTTTGAGATACTATTTATAAAGTGAAGTAAAGTATTAGTTTAGGAGAACACTACCTATGTCCACAAAGAAATTTAAGTTTGTCTCACCTGGAATCTTCCTCAGTGAAATTGACAATTCTCAGTTGCCCGCCCAGCCGGAAGAAATGGGGCCCGTTATTATTGGGCGCACTGCTTTTGGCCCGACGATGAGACCCGTAAAGGTTAATTCATTTTCAGAATTTGTTCAAATTTTTGGAAATCCTGTCCCCGGTCAAGAGGGAGGGGATACTTGGAGAGTTGGAAATCTAGCCGGCCCAACATATGCAGCGTATGCGGCACAAGCGTACCTTAGAGCAGGAGTCGGTCCAGTAACTATGATGCGCCTTGGCGGCCTGGAATCTGACACCGCGGTTGACGGCGGCTACGCAGGATGGCAAACCGACGCCGCTACAGCTTCTGCTACCTCAAGCTCCAATGGTGGCGCCTACGGCCTTTATTTAACTTCTGGCTCCTTGGCCTCCGGCGGCGCCCCCACTGGCTCCTTGGCAGCCATCTTCTATGTTAATGATGGCGGTGGTTTAGTGTTAACGGGTACTTTGGACACTGGTTCCACCACGGCGACTGGTTCGCAAGGACTCTTCGCGACTAGTTCTGATGGTGCTTGGAAGATGCTGGTTCTTGATGACACCGGCACCACAAAATTAACTACGGAATTCAATTTCGAGCGCACTTCTAACAAGTTCATCCGCAATGTTTTCAACACCAATCCGATGTTGGTAAATGATGGGATCATCAATACTTCATCTTTGAAGCAGGGCCAAAGCGTTTATTGGTTAGGGGAATCATTCGAGAATTTTATCAATAACAGCACCATTAATTATACTAATGCTCTTCTGGTGCCTCTGCAAACTGGTACACTTAACAGGGCAGCAATGCAAAGAGACTCGACCGCGGCTGCAAGTGGATGGTTTTTTGCACAAGACCTAACTACAGATAGCGGCTCCTATACTTATGATAAGATGCAAAAATTGTTTAAGATTCATTCTTTAGACGGTGGCGAGTGGTCACAAAACAATCTGAAGATTTCTATTAAAGATATCAGATTTTCTAGAAATACAGATCTGGCCAATGCTTACGGATCCTTCACTGTTGTGGTCCGGCGCGCCTCAGATACTGACAATTTAATACAAATAGTTGAGCAATTTTCTAATTGTAATTTAAATCCCGCTTCTGATAATTATATTGCAACTAAGATTGGTGATAGATATCCCGTCTGGGACACCGCACAACTTAGGCTGAAGGAGCTTGGTCAGTTTAATAATAAGTCAGAATACATTCGCGTGGAGATGAATAGTGATGTAGGGACAGGACTCACTGATTCACGCTTGCTTCCTTATGGTGTTTACGGGCCCGACAAGCTCTTAGATATAACATTGGCCAGCAGTTCGGTTGCACAACAGATGAGTGCTTCTTCAAGTTGTCCTTTTATAGACGCGACTTCATACTTGGGTCTTGCATCGGGTACCCTAAGCGTACTCTCATGCTCCGCCGTCGTTCCAGCCAGCCAGACGATGTTGCTCCAAATGCCACGCATCGCGACTAGACGTTCTGCTTCTGACGGAGGTCTCGGTAATCCTAAAGATGCTTATTTCGGAGTTAATTCCTCATATGGAACAACTTCGCGGTTTAATGCGGGCTATGGTGATTTGTTGAGAGCTTTCCCCGAAGATGCAGCCGACTGTCTTGACTCACAATTTGTCTTTTCACTAGACGACATTGTCACTTCAGGGAGCACCACAGCCTTTTACAGTTCTGGTTCCCGAGCAGAAGGATCCTCATCGACCGCCCAATCTGACGATGGATGGCAAGGAATCCTGGATGCTGGCTATAATCGCTTTACTGCTCCGCTATTCGGAGGTTTTGATGGAGTTGATATTAGAGAAATGGAACCATTTCGAAATTCTTTGATGGGTGCAGATACTACGGAGCAAAACAGCTATGTCTATAACACCATTAAAAGAGCGATTGACACGGTTAGTGATCCAGAGTTTGTAGAATGTAATATGATCACGATGCCTGGTTTGACAAACGAGGGGCTGACCAATCATATCGTCACCACTTGTGAGGATCGCGCCGACGCGCTAGCCCTTATCGATCTTGAGGATACTTATTACCCATTCACAGAAGGACTACAATATGCATCTTTCAATAGTCGCATTCCAACAGTACGGGAAGCTGTTACCGCATTGGAAGATCGTCAGATTAACTCTTCTTACGGTTGTGCCTAGTACCCATGGGTGCAAGTGAAGGATACAATCGGAGGCCAACTTCTTTGGGTACCTCCATCAGTAGTTGCCTTGGGAACGTTCGCTTCATCGGAAGCCAAGTCTGAAGTCTGGTTTGCTCCCGCGGGATTTAATCGCGGAGGACTAACAGAAGGTTCAGCCGGGTTACCCGTTCTGAGTGTATCACGCAAGTTAACATCTCAAAACAGAGACGATCTTTATGAAACCAACATTAATCCAATCGCTTCTTTCCCATCAGAAGGTATCGTTATATTCGGCCAAAAGACGCTTCAGCAAACTCAAAGTGCTCTTGATAGAATCAACGTTCGGAGAATGATGCTTTTCATCAAGAAAGAAATTTCAAGAATTTCGGCGCGCATCTTGTTTGATCAAAATGTGCAAACAACCTGGAATCGTTTCTTGGGCGAAGTTAATCCATTTTTGGCAAGTGTTCAATCAAGACTTGGACTAACTGAGTACAAAGTTATTCTTGACGATACAACTACTACCCCCGACTTGGTAGACAGAAACATTCTGTATGCCAAGATATTCTTGAAGCCTGCTCGCGCAATTGAATTTATTGCGATTGATTTCGTAATCACAAGAAGTGGTGCTTCTTTTGAAGATTAATACTACTTACAGTAAGAGATAAGGAGAAACATTTAAATGGCATTCTGGACAGACGCGGTATTACAGGACCCAAAGAGAAAATATAGATTTATTGTAACCCTTGGCAACATGCCCAATGGAGCTACTTGGTATGCAAAGACAGTTAAGAAACCAAAGTTCTCTGTCTCGGAAACAGAACATAAGTTTTTAAATCATACGTTTTATTACCCAGGTAGAGTAGAGTGGGAAACAATTGAGTGTACTTTAGTCGACCCAGTCTCTCCAGACGCAGCCGCCGCTACAGCAGCCATTATTCAAGCTA